TTATGATAAAGGCAGGATTTGTTAGAAAGGGTGATGGAAAGGATGTTTCACATTTAAATGGTAATCCATTTGATAATAGAAGGTCTAATTTAATTGTAGAAAAACCTTCTAGGAATCGTTCCTTTGCTAGAACTCGAAATGCTAAAAAAAGAAACCCCTATGCGTAGAATACCTAGAAAAAAAGGACAACCTGCAAAGTCTAAAAAACATAGTGACCTTTACACAGATGAAGACCCAAAAGGTACAATACAAGGATTAAAGTTTGCTACAGTAAAAGATGCTAAAGAATCTGTAGCAAAAATAAAAAGGTCAAATAGAACACACGCACATAAAACACAAGCTGCTATTGCAATGGAACAACGAGCAAAAGCTGCAGGTAAACTTAAAGCAGCAGCAGTGTATAGAGCATTTATAGAAGAACAGAAAAAGAAAACAAAGAAACGTGCATCCAATAGAAGCTGACATTAGAAATTGGTCTAAAAACTTTTTAGAAGTACCAAGTGATAAATTAAATGGACTACCACCTTGTCCTTATGCAGCAGATGCTTGGTTAAAGAATAAAGTAAAGTTTGATATTAACACTGGATTTGAAGGTTTAACAAAACAAATTAAAGAGTTTGATAATCACAAGTATGATATTGTAATATGGGCTTGTGATGAAGAGATACCTGAAATGCAATATCTTGATGGATATTGTGATGGAATCAATGAGGTTCTGTCTGTACTAGGCAAAGATATGCACTTGATGGTATTTCATCCTGACTTTGACGCTATTACTGCAGGGTTAGAGTTTTTGGATGATGGTGGCATAACTGACCAAGAGTTAGAGTATGCAATGGTGTTTGTGCAGAGATTATCCACACTTGATGATGCTGCACTTAGTTTGGAAAAGTCTGGATATTATCAGTATTTTCCAAAATGGATATATCAAAGTCTAGTAGTAGATAGAAGGAGATTAAGAAATGCCGGGTCACAAGAAAGCAAAAATGGCAAAGAAAATGCGTGGAGGAGGAATGATGAAACCCAAGAGAATGATGGGTGGTGGTATGGCTAAAATGGCTAAGAAGAAAAAAATGATGCGTATGGGTGGTATGGCTAAGAAAAAGAAATAGTGCCGAAACTTGTTCGTTCAACATATATTCCCAAGAAGCGTATTCGTAGACCGGGAAGACATAAAAAGAAGGTTAATAAACGTGATAAAGTTAAAACATATTGGGCATAAACTACCAAGAAAGTTTATCTATTATCTTGGATTAACCTTCTTATATATGGGAAATCCCTTTTCACAGATAGGTAATTGGTTTTGGAGAAAGCATAGAGATATACTTGACACATTAGACTAACGGAGATAATATATAAATGGTAGTCGCAGAAGTTTTGACAGGAATAGCTTTAGTAAAACAGGCTACCGATTTTATCAAACAAAATATAGAAACTGCAAAAGATATAGGTGATATTGCAGGAGAGATAGATAACTTGATAAAGGGAGAGTCCGAATCACAAAAAGCAAGATTTAAAAAAGCAAGAGGATTCTCTAATTTTGATACAGAATCTGTAGCACAGGAGACTATAGATGCCAAGTTAGCTGCCGAGAAGCTCGCAGAGGTGGCTGTAATGGTAGACCTCAGATTTGGACATGGAACGTGGGCTGGTATTTTGGCAGAACGAAAGAAAAGAATAGAAGAACAAAAAAAAATACTTGCTGAAGAGAAAAAACAGCGAGCAATAGAACGACAAGAGAATATAGATTTTTTTAAGATGATAGGTGGAGTAATAGGGTTAGTATTAATCGTTTTAAGTTTAGTTGCAGTTATGATATTAGTAATGTCAAAACCTGCATTATGATAGAAAAAATAGCAACATACTTTTTACATTTTTGTACTATTATTGTAACATTATATCTTATATATGCAATAGGAATGGCAACATTAAATACAATATGTGATTGTGCAAGAGATTATAATAATTGGTGGGAGTTTAAATGGCTTTAAGAGCATCACAAAAAAGTTTAAAAGATTGGGGAAAACAAAAGTGGAGAACTAAATCAGGTAAACCTTCTAAAAAAACAGGAGAAAGGTATTTACCATCTGCTGCTATCAAAGCATTAAGTCCTGCTGAGTATGCAGCAACAACAAAAGCAAAAAGAGCAGGAACAAAAAAAGGTAAACAATTTGTAAAACAACCTAAAGGTATTGCAAAGAAAGTAAGGAGATTTAGATAATGGCAACAATAAAAGCAAAAAGAACAATTAAAAAAGTTGCAGGTAAATTAAAAAAAGCTAGTAAGGCACACGCAGGTCAAGCAAAAGCATTATCTAGTTTAAAGTTAAATAAAGGTGGTAGCACAGTTAATAAAGCAGGTAACTATACAAAACCTACTATGCGTAAAAATTTATTTAGTAGAATTAAAGCAAGTGGTAAAGGTGGTAATCCGGGTCAATGGTCTGCTAGAAAAGCACAGATGTTAGCACAGCAATATAAAGCAAAGGGTGGAGGATATAGGTAGTGATACAGGCATTAATAGGTCCTATATCTAGTTTAGCGTCAACATGGTTGGAGGGTAAAGTTGAAAAAGGTAAAGCAAAAGTTAAAGCAGATGTGGCAAAAGCAGAAGCAGAAGCTATCGTTATGCAAAAAAAAGCCACAGGAGAAATTGACTGGGATTTGGAAATGGCTAAAGGTTCTCATAACTCGTGGAAAGACGAATGGTTAGTAATACTTTTTTCTATACCATTAATTTTAGCCTTTATTCCGGGTATGGAAGGGATTGTACAAAATGGATTTGAACAGTTGGAAAAAATGCCAGAATGGTATCAATACAGTCTTGGGGTCATTGTTGCTGCTTCCTTTGGGGTTCGTAGTGCTACTAAGCTCTTTGGTAGGAAATAATGGCAGAAGAAACTTCGGACTTAATACCGGACAAAGCAATGTACCAAAAGAACAGAAGGTACATGGCATGGGCTGCACTTGTAATGATGATGGTAGCGACTGTGGCTGTGATTGTGAGTCCAGAGAGGTTTGCAAGTGCCGAAGCAATACTAATGATGATGTACGGTAGTTTGTCTGCATTAGTTGCAGCATACTTTGGTTTTAGTGGAAAGAAAAAATGAAGTATAGTAGAAAACAATTTATAGAAAAATTAATTGAACATGAGGGATGCGTTCTAACTGTATATCAAGATAGTTTAGGAATAGACACTATTGGTATCGGTAGAAATTTACAAGATAGAGGAATATCTCCTGAAGAACTTGCACAGATGGAAACATCTATAGAGGACATTCACGATAAAGGTATTACAGAAGCAGATGCAATATATCTTGCAGAGAATGACGTACAGATTGTTGAAGATGAACTTTCTAAAGCACACCCTTGTGTGGAAAGATTAGATGCTGTACGTCAGCTTATACTGATGGATATGGCTTACAACATGGGTGTACCAAGATTACGTAAGTTTAAAAATATGTGGAGGAATATTCACAAAGCAGTAGAAGCTGATATTAAGAAAGAAAAGTTTTTTCGTGCTGCATCATTAGATATGTTAGACAGCAAATGGGCAAGACAAGTAAAAAGCAGAGCAAAGAAAATGGCAATCGCTATGCGAAGTGGAGAGTTTTAATATGACTGAACCTAAAAAATTAACAGTAAAAAAAGCACAAGAAATGGGAATAACATTTAAAAAGGAAAAAGTTAAAGAAGGTAATACTGTATATTTTAAACCGGGTACTAAAAAGAAAATAAATAAAACTGGATTCTTTGATTTTTTTACAGTATTTAGGTAGTAAAAATAATGACTAGACAATTAACAGAAAAACAACAAAAGTTTCTTAGTGTATTATTTGATGAAGCAAATGGAGATGTTGTTACTGCTAAAAAATTAGCAGGATATTCTAATGCATCTACAACAGCAGAAATTATAAAAGGTTTAAAAGAAGAGATACTAGAAGCAACACAAATGT